CTGTAGCGGGAGCGGGGCTTGAACCCGCGACCTCACGATTATGAGTTGTGAGGCATTGCCCGGATTCGTCTTGCGAAACACCACATCTGCGCTATAGAGTGTCAATAGCGGCCAACACCGCACTACGGGAAACAATCCCTAGGGCTACACCATTGGCTACACGCAGACAAGAGGTGAACCGCATGACCGAGAAGAAGACCATCCACCGCGTACGGGGTGCCGGCGAAGGGGCGATCTACCGCGTCCCCGCCGACCGGACCAAGCCGCTCAAGTACTGGGTTGGCGCGATCGAACTTCCTCAGCACAACGGCGACAGGCGCAAGAAGGTCATCCGGCGCAAGGACAAGAAAGTCCTCACCGCCGAGCTTGCAAAGCTCCGCGCCGAACTCGAGGACCGTGGAGACCTCCCCACAGCGAACCAAACGGTCGAGCAGTGGTTCACGTACTGGGTGGAGAAGATCGCCGCGAAGAACGTGCGCCCCAACACCCTCGACGGCTACAGGCGAGCCACGCAGAACCACATCATCCCCGCGATTGGGAAGGTGAAGCTCGACAAGCTCACACCCACCCACATTCGACGCGTCCACGATGCCGTCCTCGCCAAGGGACTGTCGTCCACAACCGCCCTGCTCGTTCACCGGACAATGGCGACGTCCCTCAAGATCGCAATGCGGGAAGGCCGCATCGGACGCAACCCAGCAAACCTCACCGAAGCCCCCCGGAAGGCAGCTACACAGCTCCACGCGCTCGACCTGTCCGAGTCTGTCCAGTTCCTCCGTTACGCCGCAACCGACGAAGCTATGGGCGCACGCTGGGCGACGGCGCTCCTCACCGGGGCACGTCGAGGTGAGGTCATCGGCCTCGAGCGCGATCGGGTGAGCGATGTACTCGACCTGTCTTGGCAGTTGATTCGCCTCGCCCTTACCGAAGAGCACGGACGCCCCGACGTGCCAGCCGACTACGAATACCGACACATTGCCGGCGGCCTGTACCTGACTCGCCCGAAGGCGTCGAAGTCGTGGCGGATCATCCCGCTCATCAACCCTCTCCGGGACATCCTCGAGCGGCACCTAGCCGTCACCCCGGACAACGAGTGGGGTCTCGTTTTCACGAACAACGGACGCCCCATCAGCCCCGACGCGGACTCGCGGAACTGGCGTGCGGCGCTCAAGGCCGCTGGCATCGAAAAGGACGTACGACTCCACGATGCGCGCCACACGACCGTAGACCTCCTGTATGCAGCTCGCGTACCGGAAGACATCATCCAGGAGATCATCGGGCACTCCACGCGCACGATGACCCAGGCTTACAAGTCACTCGGCGACCGGGATCGACTGACCGCTGGCATGCAGCAGTTGTCGGCCCTGTTCCGAGGTGAAGGAGAACGACCGTGATGACCGCCAGAAGATGCCTTGAGGACAACGGGGTCCTCGCCAACGGCAACGAAACCAACAACCGAGCACCACAGGAGTAGTCGTGGGTTACCGCCACAGAAGAACGAACGCCGCACACACGCGGCAGGAAGAAGGCAGTTCATGACGATTCAGACGTACCGGCAACTACCGCCCTGCGTTGACTCGGCAGGGCACCGGTTCGCGTTCGCGCCGCACCGGACCACCCCGCATTGCGAGCGGTGCGGATACGTCTCTGCGAATGGCGGCTCCAGTGATTCGCCCGTAGGCGTCGGCAACGATCGCGGGTTCCCGTACGAGACGAGCCGATGATGAGCGGCAGATTCGTGATCCAACACCGCAGTCTCGCCGCGCGCGTGTGGCACACGGCTACCGGGTATCGATTCGAAGGAGCTGGCAGGTCTGCCGAGTCCGACTCAGTAGACAAGCTGCGTTCGATTCTGGCCCAGCTTGCGGACACCGAGACGCTCGGCTTCTGGCAGGACTACCGCATCATCACCGCAGACGGAGAGCCGATCGAGCGGTACAAACTCAAGCCGGGGCGACTTGTGCGCACTGTAAGGAGAAAGTGATGCAACCTATCGAAGCGGAACTGGAACCGTGGGAAGTAGCTCTGGCGGCTCAGTTGGAACGCGTTCACTACATCCTGGCCATGCTCAGAAAAGAGTTCCCCGATGAGTGATCGGAAGTGTGCCGCGTGCGGGAAGAATCCCGCGGACGGGTACGCGTCTATCTACCGGGACGGTAAGGAGCAGTGGTACTGCCACCCCGATGAAGGCGAGTCCTGCTACGTGAACGAGTCACACGCGGAAGACTTTCGAGACTTCGCTCAGGTGGGCCTCCGACGCGATGCAACGAACATCATGATCGCCTGGGATGACGAGCGCGGCACTCTCGATTCCGGCTCGCGCGCCCAGTTCGACCACGACACGCTGGAGCGGCTTTATGCGCTGCTCGTCGGTGGAGCCGCAGTTACCGAATCGAGTGCACCACGTCCCTGTCGGCTGCCGTCGAGCGCCCCACCGTGTATCGGTTGCCGTTGCGGCACTGCTGCCGAACCCATTTATCGGTAGTCCGCTTATCGTTTCGGGTTTATAAGGTCACGGCTTATGCGGTGCGCAACAACGGGTTCTGCGGCTTGCCCTTCCATCGACTCCGCGGCTCGGTGGAGCAGGACGAAGTATCGGGCGGGTGGGATGTGGAACGTGGCCCGGATCGCCTCATCCTTCCGACCCGACCAGCGTGGCCACTCCCCCTCAAACGCTAGTAACTCGGCTGGGGTTGGCATGAACCACATACTCCACCCAACCACCGACATCGAGAGAAGGACAGCATGAAAGCATTCGAACCGATCCGTTTGGCGGTCACACTGCCCGTCTCCGAGGAGATGTTGGCCGAGAGGGAGGGGTTCAGTCGACGCGGGCACCTTGAGCCGGTGACGCCCGATCCCGAACAGATCGCCCTACATCGTCGCGCTGAGGAGCTTGTTGCCGAGATCGAGAGCAATCCGTACGTCGACATCTCCGGTTACGACTGGGAGTTGAACGTGGCGCCTCTGCCGACTGATCGCTGGGTGTGGGACGAGTCGCACGAGGAGTACATGGAGCGGTGGCGTGCTGCCCGTTCCTGATCCTGGAACGACGAACTACGCCCCTCCCGGACGATGACGGGAGGGGCGTTCGCGTGTCGGTGGGGTGTCGTAGCGTTCCCCGCATGCCTCGACCTCTCCACCCTGACGTGCGACTCGGTATCACCCTCGGTGCGATCTGCGGACGCAACAGGTACACGACCAACCCGGCCCCGGTGATCACAGAACTGCTCGAGACCGCCGGACCTCGCACGGACATCCTCGCGATGGAGGCGGGAAGGTGGGCGGGGTACTACGACGACGAACACACGACGGTCCTCGTCGCCGCGATCGTGGCGGGGATTCCGGGTGCTGCGGCGTGGACCGCGGACGGTAGGAGTAGACGGTCTGCACCCCCGCACGGGACGACCGGTTTCGGTCCGGCGTACGTCCCGCGGTCGTAGGCTGACGTGGTGCTCACAGGATCCATCCGCCCCGTCGAAACCCGGACCGTGACCGTGGAGGCTCACTCTCTCGCGGAGGCCCACGAGATGCTTGAGGCGCAACGCCCGGACGGGTTCGAACTCGCGAACGCGCCGGTGACGATGGGGAAGGGTACGACGTTGCTCACCGCGGTGGGGACGTTTGTGCGTCGTGATGGGGTGCGGGAGATCACCGGGGCGGATCGGGCTGCGATCGACGCGCAGGTTCCCGACGGGTGGGCACTCATCACCATCCGAGCCGTATAGGTCCGTCAACGACAAATGACGCCCCCAGTGTCCCCTCCACCCCCTATGAAGGGGACAGAGAGAACACCGAGGGCGTCAAATGGTGGGGGCGTTCAGAGCGCCGCGATCTTGGTCAGGTTCTCCAACTGGGCACCGTAGAAGCGGTACGTGCCGCCGCCTTGAGCGCCGACAGCTACCTGAACGAGAGTCCGCCCCGCGCCAACCGCCACCGACGGCACCGTGAATCCGTAGACCCCGTCCGGGTGCGCAGCGCCCGCCCCGTACCATCCGGGCGAAGCGGGAGTCAGGGACCCGTCGCTGTAGATGTCGTGAGCGCGGTCACCGAAGCTCGAACCGTTGTACTGCTGAACGGTCGCGCCGAGGGACCGCATGACCGCGCCCGTCTCGATCCCGGCGACCTGCACGGTGACGTTGAACGCGATCTCGTCGCCGACCGCCAGCTTGGTCCCATCGACGGTCACGTTCGTGGTCATCGTGAAGCTCTTGCCGGTGGGTACGACGATCTCCACGTAGTTCCCGCGCAGGCCGTCGGTGCGAGCCGCCGTGGTTACGGTGACTCCCTGGCTGATGTTGTTGATCATCCAGGAGCCGCCGACGTTCTTGGTGTTCGCGTCTGTCGTCCCCACCGACCCGATGAAATGCGGGTTGGCGAGCAGGTTGAACGGGGCCACCGCGGGGGCGGCGTTCTTCCGGTTCTTCGGGACGAACGGGCGGAGGGCTTCCGCCATCACACGGGCGGCTACCGCGGCACCCAGCATCGACGGGTGGACACCATCGTGCACGTACGCCGCGACGACTTTGAATCCGGTGAGCGTCGGGTCTTGCCATGCCGCGGCGATGTCAGCGAGGATCACGCCCCGGTGGCTGCGGGCGTAACCCCGCATCCACTGATTCACCCGGAGGCGCAGGGTTTCTTGCCCAGCCTGCGCCGCCGTCGCCGGTGGGATCGTCGTCGCCAGCACGAGGATTCCTGCCTTGGCGGCTTTCTCGTACATGCCCTGCAAGTTGGCGATCGTGCTCGCGCCGTTCGTCCCGTCCGGCAGGTCGTTGGTGCCCGCGAGGATGGCGGCGATGTCGGGCTTGTGCGCGAGGACGTCGGTGTCGAACCGCGCGGCGATCTGTGCCGAGGTCTGGCCGCCGATACCGGCGTTGCCGATCATCCGCATGTCGCCTGCCATGTAGACGCGCAGCCAGGCGTGAATGCCCTTCCCGTCATAGATCTGCGGCGACATGGCCTGAACGGGTGTTGCGATTGACGTGCCGCCCGAGTAGGCGGTGAGACTGTCCCCGATCGGAATAAACGACACCGCGGGCGATTCATTCACGGCGGCGATCATGTCGGTGAGCGCCTGCGAACTGAGCCGAGCCGGTACCTGCGATTCGGGTTGCTTCCCCGACCCATCCAACGATCCGACGCCATTCGGCTGCCCCTTGGCGATGGACGCCGCCGCCGCTTCCGCGTCATCCGCGAAGCCCCCGGCGTCATCCCGCGCTTTCTCGGCTGCGGTCACAGCGTCGAGCGCACCCTGCGGGGTGTATTTGTCGGGGAACCGGTCGGTTTCCGGGTCGAGCAGCGGGACGCGTCCTGTGGTGGTGCTCATGTGGTGGCCTCCAAGGGTAGAAGAATCGAAGACCCGTCCGGGTCGAGCATGAACGACGGGAACGTGAGGATCAGGACCGTCGGGTCGTCAGGGTCCGGGGTTGCCGTGAGGGTCCGTGACTCGACCTCGGCGACGGCCTCCCACGCCTCATCACGAAGCGTCTGCGTCTCATCCCGGAGACCCTGAGTGTCATCCCGCGCCTGGAACGTCTCCTCCCGCACGGTCGTCCACGCCGCGACCACGTCCTCCGTCGGCTGCAACGTCGCCCGGGCCAGGTTCGGGAGATCACCGAACGCCACCACCCCCGTGGAGGTGGGGACGCCCTTCAACCACTCCCGCGAATACCGGCCCGACAGGATCGACACCTTCACCGACCACCCGAACGAACCATCCGTAGGTTCCAGATCCGGGACTGTGTCGGGGACACCGTCGCGGAGGACGATCGACACGCGCGGGGAGAACACGATGCTCTCCCCATTCACGGTGACGTGGTCACCGTTCGCGTCGACCGCCTGGAACACGACCGTCGCCGACACATGCCGGAACTCCGCCTCGATCTCCCGAACCAGAGACTCCAAACCAATACGGGTCACGAGGAACCTCCTAGGCGGCGATGCCGTACGTGGCACCCAAAGTGGCGTGAAGCGAAGCGATATCCGCGTCCGTCAACGCCCGCGAGAACATGAGCACCCGGGCGACATCGCCGCTCAGGAACGACGCCGTGTGCGCAGCGTCAGCCCCGATCGTCACCCGAGGCAAGTTGGCGCGCGACGCACTCGCCTGCCCCGTCGCTCCGTTCGACTTGACGGTGTCCACCCGCAGCATCCCCGACGCGCCATGGCGGGCCGTGACGACGTGGAACGCGGACGTGTCCGAAGACGAACCGTTCACGATCTCCGAGGACGCGCCCGCGCCGGCATCGTACCCACTGCTCACACGACGGATGCCGATGTAGTTCGCCGCCGTGTCGTAGTGTCCACTGACGATCGAGGCGGTGCTGGTGGCGGCGGGGCGCAGGATGACAACCTGAGTCATCGGCAACGACAGCGGCGTCCCGAACAGCGCAGTCATGAGGTACTGGCTCGACGAAGCGACGAACCGAACCGCCTTGTGCCCGTTCGGACCATCGACAACAGTCGGCCGCGGCGACGACCCGCTCGTGAGGTTCGCCGCAGCCCCGAGCGAACCAGCCGAAGACGCCCACGACGTCACCGACGAACCCACAGAACCCAGCGAGTCCGCGTTGTAGTCCAGCAGCAGGCCGGTGGTGATGTCGGGGATCGCGTAGATCGGGTTGTCCGTGGTGAACCCAGAGTCATCGCCATCGAACTCGCTCATGGTGCTGATAGGGGTGCTCATCATGTCTCCATCCAGTTGAGAGTGACGGTGAGGTACGGGCCGATCAGGTTCTGGATGACCGCCGTCTCCGCGACAGGGTTCATGTGCAGCGGGTCGACCGTCCCAGACGGGTACGAACCCGACGTGTACAGGGACAGCTGGGGCGGCTTGTTGCCGAGAGCCTGCTGCGCCAGATCAGCTGAGTCGGGCGTCAGCCCGGTGTCGGTCCACACCTGCGCCGAGGTGAGGTATTCCTTCATGCCGATGTAACGGGCACCGAAGTAGTCCCGGCACAGCGAGTTGTACGCCTCGATTCGGGTGCGAGAAGCGTCGGACTCAGGTGTGTTGGTATCGATGAAGTGACCGACGACCAGAGCGTATTTGCCAGTCGCGGACGCGAACTCGTACGCGCCCTTTGTCATTTCGAAGACAAGGGCCGGGTCGGTGGTCCCGCCACCCACAGCAGTGAAGTTGTTCTTCCCTAGGTTGAGGATCACGACACCATCCTTGGCCGAAGCCAGAGTCGGCACGAACACCGAACCCGCCGGAACGACCACTGGCGAACCTGGATTGCTGGTCGGGGTGAACGTCCACGGACCCGAGGTCGTGCCATTCGGCTTCGACATGGTGCCAGCGACACCGCCGAGCGTCCCAGTCCACGAGAACGGCCCGAACACGGTGGAGGGCACGTTCGTGGAGGTCACGGACACCGAACCAGACGTTGGGATCGTGACGGAAGCGTTCGTGACCAGAGGGCGGGAGAACTGAGCCAAAATCTGCTCAGCGCACATGCCCCCAGTAGCGAGGTCGATGGGTGTCGCCCCGAGCGGGGTGGCCCACGCCGCCCACGCCCCGTTGTCGAGCATCTTGTTCATGGTCGACGAGCCCAGCACCGCCAGCTTGGTGCGATCCACGGGCACCACCTTGGTGCGCAGACCCGTAGTCACATTCATCAGGTAGGTGTCTGAACCCACCGTTTCTGTGTACGAGACGCCACCACCGCCCGCCTCTTCCCCACCGATGAGGCCGGGGAACTCCTGCCGCCCGTCGTCGTAGATGATGCGGGTCGCGCGACCCGACTTCGTTCGCTCCACGAAGAACACGCCCGGAATCTTCGGCACCTCGATGATGCCCGCGACCTGCTGGCGGAAGAACTTTCGTGTCCACTTCGACAGGTTGCCGTTGCGCGCCCAACCGATCAGGAGGCGGCCGGATCCCTTGACTGTCTGCCCGAAGACCGCGTCGTCGTCCGGTGTGGAGTCGACGGTCCGTGCGCGTACGATCCGCTCCGCCGCAAGAGCGACGTCTACTGCATCTTCAGCGGCAACGGCAGCCGCAGCGGCGACGTCCGGGTACTCAGCGAGAGCAGGAACGATGAGCTCAATGACCTTCTGGCGAGTCTCGGTTCCCACCAACCCCAGGACAGTAGCCATCGACTCGTCCGTCGCAACCTGAACGGTCGCTCGCTTCACATAGTCCGCACTCACGAGATCAAACCCCCATCGGAGTAGATGTCGACACCCTCAGGCGACAACAGGTCGAAGTAGACGCCACCAGGCGGAGTCCACGGAGGTGGCGTCCCGTTCCCGAATAGGAGGGTCGGCCCGAACAGAGGCCCCGACGACAGGCCCGAGATCTCGCCACCATTACCGGGGTATACCTCCGGCCATTCCTCAAACCCGCGCGCGCGCCGCTCAGGAGGTTCCTCTGCGGGCCCGACGAGGAAGTCAAGGACCGGCGTGTACGAGGAGCGGTTGTCCAATAGCACGGTGAACTCGCCCGTATCGTCGTCCAGATCGGAGAGAACTTCCCCGGATGACATTGCGACACCGTCAACTACCTGCGCGCGCTTCGGCCGGAACCACAGACGAGCCGCACGCCCAGATATCGGTTCGTGTGAGTGGTCACCGACGCGACCGAAAACCGTGACCAAGCCCATGGTGGCTCCTCTCAGCCCTCAACAGGGCGGGGAATGTGGGAGTAGAGAGCAGCGGCGGCCCACACGAGGAGGACCGCCGCCAGGAGGAGTCGGATCACGGCTGGTTGTGCGCGCCCGGGTCACGGAAGTTCGACGGGTTGTGCGGGTCGATGGGCACGACCGCGATGGGATACCCCGACCTGTCGGTGATGATCGGGTAGCCCTTGTCGATGCCTTCCTGCACCTCCGCTGCGGTGGGTCTCTTGGGGGCGCGAAGCGCAGTCGGGTCGGCGGGAAGAGTGGCGAGGATCAGGCGCACGAGCGAGCCGAGAGCAGCGATCAGTGCCGCCTGCAGAACGAATGCCCAGTCGACGTCGGTGATGAGCGTCGCGCCGACGAACCCGGCGGCGAGGGACTGCGCGAACGTCTTCACGACACGCTCGACAGCGGCGAGCCACCACGGCAGGTCCACGCCCTCGACCTCGGGGAGGCCGGCGAGACTCGTGACGATCGAGGCGACGAACGCGAGTGCCGCGGTGAGCAGCACCGTCACCCACGGGACGTCCGCGAGCAGCGACGCACCGAGGTACGGCACGGCGACAGCGAGAGCGGTGTACGCGGCACGCTTACCGGCGTCCGCCCACCATGTGGGGTTGGTCAGGTTCGAGAACTTCACGGGAGTTCCTTCCGGGAACGAAAAGACCCCAACGAGGTGTCGGGGTCAGGGCTTGTCGCGGCTCGGCCGCGAGGGGTAGGGGTCGAGCTCGTCGGGGTCGGTGCAGGGCGCGTCGATGAAGCGCCGGCGCGCGAGCGCGAGAGCCTCCTCGAGGATCCGCGCCCACCGTTCCCACCACTCGCGCTCGGCGGTCAGTTTGATGACGGCGGCGTCACGCTCGGCGCGCGCCCTGTCCCGCTCGCCGATTGCCTTGTCCACCTCCGCGCGGCGACGCTCGAGATGACCGGCGCGGGCGTCGCGGATCCAGTCGATCGTTTTCGTGGCGATACCGCCGACGACCGAAGACCCGAGGATCAGGGTTAGGAGCTGTGCGGCGTCCATTGTCACCTCCGGGGCTCGAAGGTGTACTTCCTGATGAGCAACCACCGCACGAAGAACACCGCGGCGCCGAGGGCGATCCAGCCCATCTGTGTGAGCCGTGACCCTGATTGCGCCACGTGGAGGATGAGGACGACGCCGAAGTAGATCGCCGCGCCGGTCCAGACCATGACGATCGAGATGCGCTCGGCGAACCACCAGCCGGGGAAGACGGTCAGCATGCCGCCGAAGGCGCCCATGATGACGAACGCCGCCCACATGGCTGTGAGTGGTGTGCCCAGGGCACCCTCGATGGACTGCGGCGGGCGCAGGAGCGTCGCGAACCCGGTCGCCAGCGCCACCCCGTAAATGACGAAGTAAGTCGCCTTGAGGTGACGAGGTTCGGTGATCGACTCCCACGCCCGCCGAATGCGGGCGCGCAGCGTCATGCCCAGTCGGGTCCCCACGGGACGTTGCCGGCGTCGAGGACGGCGACGGCGTTCTCCACGACATTCGTGCGGGTGTCCTTCTCGAGCCGCTCCCCCGGCTTGAGGACGCGGGTTCGCTCGTAACTGATCCCGAGCGCCTCAACGACCATGCGGAAGTCGTTCTTCCCTAGCTGGTTCGTGAACCGGTTCCCGGGGACGCCGATCGCGTTGTACGCCTTCGCGACATCGTCGCCGACGAGGTGGGTGATGCCGCCGTCACCGATCAGGTAGAGGCGGTCGAGGTGCTGGGAGTAGATGATGCGCATGTCGTCCTCCTCGGACAGGTTGATGATCGGGGTTGCTTCGCCGGCACCAGCGGGCGACCCGTCGGCGTCGAAGTAGGGTTCAGGGTCGACGGTCCCGTTCGACCCGAAGATGTACCGCTGCGTCAGCCACAGCGTCATATGAACGTGCGCGCCACCCGTCTCAGCGACGTTCCACGACCAGTCCTCTTCCCCGTACCCGGTAGCACCGGAGTACGCGATGACCTGACCACGGGTGACACGCTGACCGACGCTGACCGTGCGGCTTTTAAGGTGCAGGTAGCGGACACGGTGACCGTCGTCGAGGTCGATCGTGACGAACCGGCCCGTGGCGGGTCCGATCGAGTCGCCCGTGTCGACGATGCGTCCCGCTTCAGCAGCCAGTACCGGAGTGCCGATCGGGCAGAACATGTCGATCCCCGGCTCCGAAGACGGCGGGTTACGGCGACGATGTGATGCCCATGACGTTGAGCGGGTGTACGGGACGGGTCTCTGGTAGCCCATGTCCGTTCCTTTCCAGTAGTCCGGGGCGTATGCACCGGGCAAACGAATGGGTAGAGTGACGGCCATGAAACGCGTCGTCGCACCCGGTGTTCTCGTGCTCCTGCTGGCTTTCAGCGGCTGCACGGGGACCGAAACGACAGGCGTGCAGTCCGAAGCCACACCCGCGGCATCGAGCGCTCAGGAGGGCACGGGCGTTAGCGCCAGCGCGGAGCCGACCGAGGCGACGCCCGGACCGATCGAGGTTTCAGCAACCCCCGCAGCTAATCGCAAAGCAACGTCAGTCCTCACCGGCATTCAGCTAGCAATGAGCAGCTACGGCCTTGAGGTGGACGCGGCACAGATCAAGTCCGCTTCGGACTACACCTGCGAGCAGCTCGCAACCGGCGCGCCGCAAGACTCGATCGTCGCCTTGACCGGAGACGTCCCGCAGCAAGCTAACCTCGACCTCGTTCAACTCGCTGCCGACGAATACTGCCCCATCCGTTAGGCACCATGAGCAGCCATCCACGGCTCCGGGTCGACCGGATCTCCGTCGAGGTGCACTTCGAAGTGCAGGTGATCACCGAAGCTGTTTCCCGTGTTCCCCACCGGACCGAGTAGAGCGCCCTTCGCGACAGTCTGCCCAACCGACACCGTCGGCAAGGTGGCCATGTGCCCGTAGAGCGTCTCCACGTCAACGCCGTCGATCTGGCCGTGATTGACGATCACGTAGTAGCCATACCCCGTGGTTGCGTTGCCTCCGGCAAAGGTCACTACGCCGCGACCAGCCGCTGGAATGTCATGACCGGTTACATCTGGACCGGCTAGGTCCACTCCGTCATGAGTGGGGCGATCCGGGGGCCGGAATCCGTATGTCTTAGTGGAGATAGGAAATGGCCAGTCGAAGTCACCAGTACCAGGCCCGCCCACCCCAGGTGGCACCCTCTTGATGCGGCCCGTGGCAACTTCTATAGCTAGCCACTGAAGGCCGTCCGTGTCGAGTGCGGTCGGGATCCCGCCGGGGCTGATTCGTACACCGTCGCCATCGATCTCAACGACGTCACCGCCGTTCTGTAGGCGGGCGTAGTCTTCGGAAACCTGGACAACGCTGTTGCCCTTATAGAGCTGGATCGTGTCGGTATCGGTGAAGACCTGAGCACCGTTCTGGAACGTCAGCGCGCCCCCGGACGTGGTGGGGTCCATCGTCATGTTGCCGGCGGTGATCTTGCCCGTCGCTCCGTCGATGACGATCTGAGCCGAACCGGTGCCGACGTAGATCTTCCCGCCCTCGATCCGGATGTTCCCGACCGTGATCTTGCCGCTGTCGACGACGTCGAGGTTGCCGGTGAGGTCAACGTTGCCGGTGATCTCACCGGCTCCGGTGAATGCCCACGGCCCGGACCAGACGAAGTCACCGTCACCGCTCAGGTGCCCGACGACTTGGAGCGTCCCGCCTGAGTCGATGAGCAGCAGGCCACCGATGAACCGGAGACGCCCGTTCGTGACGGAGGAGTTCTCGAGGAACGCTCCCGACTCGAGCTTCCGGAGGCGGTAGAAGATGTCGCGGATCCACCCGGCGACATCGTTCAAGCTGGTAGCCAACTACTGCACCTCCGGTTTCAGTTGCCGCCCGTTACCACCCGACACGGCGACCACACGAACCGCGTGGACACCGTCAGGGATGCGCGGGTCACCGTGCACTTCGAGGAGGAACACGCGGCCCGGGACGCACATGTCAGGCGTCCACCCGTCACCGATCGTGAACGACCCGATATCCCACTGCACCGCAGGGTCAATATGTGCCCCGTAGTACGTGTCCACCGCTTCCTGCAACGGATCACCAGTCATATCAGGGAACGTTTTACGGGTGTCGCGGATGGGGATGATGATCGTCCCGCCGCTGCTGCGACGCTGCTGATCCTCACCCGAACCTTGACCGATGCCCTCCACGCCGGTGACCTGGTTCACACCGTCCCTGCGGTAATGCACACCCGCTATGGGGTTCTCGTCCGCGTCGATGTTGATGTGCACACCCCCCGTGTTGATGGGTGCGCCGACACGTTGCGTAAATCGCACCCCGCCGGTGGACGTGGCGTACGGCTCGAGATACACCTCGACACCGGTCCGGTCTTTGATCTCCTTCAACACGTCGGAGATCAGGACGCCCTTCCAGAACACCCACGAACCGGAGAACGAACCCGCCTCATCCGGGAGGAGGTCGATAGGCAGATACCAGTCGGGGTTCCACTGCATCATCCGCGCGTACGTCGCCGACACTGCCGCCGCGGGGGAACGGTTCGTGATGGTGAGAGTGGAGTTCTTGTCCGCGCCGACACCGTCGATGAGCCGCCAGTCCGCGAAGTCGTTCACGTCAATCGCGGTGACGGTGACGGTGCCCTTGTCGCGGTCGTAGTCGTCTGACTCGATCTTGTGCGCCACCATCGGAAAATCGTCGGGGTGCGCTCCCCCATGCTCACCCCACCAGCGGACCAGCATCCGCGCGTTCGATGCGAACATCGCATCAACCTGTTCGGGTGTCCACGGTTCGTCCGCATCGTTCACGACGATGGTGATGCTGGACTGCCCGGTCCCGTCGAGGTTGGACGAGAACGGCGCATCCCCTGTCACGTGGACGCGGGCGATCGGTTCACCCGTCTTCTGGTCGTGCACCCAGTGAGACCAGTCGGGTTCCACAGCGCCTCCTAAACGAACGTGTCGGTCATGCGGATCACGCCGCTGGTGGAGAGGGTGTGTTCCCACACCTCGTCCTGCGGGACGGCCCACACGGGGCCGCGCCCTACACCTGGCATCCAGGCCCCGTTGCGGTACACGCGACCGGTGCGCATGTCGATGCGGTGCGTCCCGCCCGCCGTCGCCCCGTTGACGTTGAACACGCCCGCCGGGGATGTGACGGAGTACGCTGCCGGCGCGGACGGGATCTCAATGAGGGGGTGTGCGGGGAAGTTCCCCCGCGAGTAGACCGCCGTCGCTGTTCCAGAGGGGACCGTGAACGTTGTCGTTTCGCCGTACTTGCGGGGGTCTGGGGCGAGGAACTGCACCTGAAACGGGGCGTAGAACGTCGACCCACGCACACCACTGTCGGTGGCCTCGCGGGAGATCGTGCGAACCGTCGCGGTCAACGTCTCCCCTTGCAGGTCGACAGCAATCGTGAACCGGTCACCGGCTGCTCCCCAGCCTCGGATTTGGTGACCCATCCTGTTCAGCTCGTACACACTGTTCGCGACAATGTTCCCGTCGACCGTGATGACACGGGCCGGGAGCTTCACGGGTACGTCATGCTCACCGTGCGACAAGGCGCGAACGAGAGCCTCGCGACGCCCCGCAGGGAGGGCTTCCCACCCCTGTAACCCGTCTTCCTTGATGAGGAATCCGGACTCGCTGGGGCCGAGGGTTCCCCGGAGGGTGACACCTCGGCCCCGGATAGTGAGACCGTCGCTCATTTCGCCCCCGCCCTCCCCGCGAGAGACGCGAGACTTTGCTTGGTCGCTTCGATACCGATCTCGGGATCCATGTGGTCGAAGTAGTTGTTCTGCTCGACCTTGCGTGCACCGGCGACGCCAGTGCCGGATACGGCGTCGAGCGCGTCGGGGCGACGGAATGTGACACCCGTGCCCAGCTTCGGCAGCCCCGGCATCTCCGGGTCAGGACCCTGGAAACCGGACACGAACTGGTCGTACAGCGCCCCACCGGACTGCTTCAGCCCCGTCCACCCGGAACCGGAGAACGGTCCCCGTTTCGCGGGGCTGTGGGGGAAGAACCCGCCGATGAAGTCCATGACCCCGTTCAGCGCGTCCCCGACGAACCCGATCGCCCCGTTGATACCGTCGATGAACCCCTGAATGAGGGCGATACCGGCGTCTTTCAGCCAGTCCCCGACGCCGGAGAAGATACTGCCGATGAATTGCGGGATGCCTTCGAAGAGCAGCTTCAGGGTGCCGTTGATGACACCGTTGATGGTGTCGACGAACCCTTGGAAGATCTGTTGGACACCGGCCCACGCGCGGTCCCAGTCGCCGGTGAACACGCCGATGACGAAGTTCAGCAACCCGGCGAGGATCCCCAGCAGGCCGGAGATGATCGGCATGATCGCGTCGATCACCGCGGACAGCAGCTGCACCGCGGGGACGAGGATTGCCACCAGCAGATCCCCGATGACCGGGAGGATCGGTGCGAGCGCGTTCGTGAAGAGGGTAATGATCTCGACAAGCGGCGGAACAACAACCCCGAGAACCTGGGTGAGCACCCCGCCGATAAGACCGGCGAGCTGAGCGATCAGCCCCATGATCGTCGGGAGTGCTGGTTCGAGGGCACGGAACAGCAGGACGATGGGCGACAAGCTCATCGACAGGTCCACGAGCGCCGGGATCAGCGGCGCGATCGCGTCGAACACCGGCCCGAACGCGGCACCGATCTTCTGTAGGAACTCCCCGAAACCGCCACCCTGACCGGACTTCAACGCCTCGATGAACGCCGACACCGCCGGCATGATGTTCGTGTTGAGGAACGACACGACCTCGGTCGCGATCGGGAGAAAGAGCTGCCCGATTGCTGTGACGAGGCTTTCCCATCCGGCGGTGAGACGCTTCAACTGCCCGTCGAAAGTGCCCGCTTCGCGGGCGGCCTGGCCTTGCGCGTCGGTGGTCTGCGCGAGGATTTCCGCCTGCGCCGCCAGCACGCGCTGCTGCTGTGTGAGCGGCCCGGTGCCGTCGTAGATGCCTTCCGACATGGCGCGCGCCTTGAGGGTCGCGTCGTCGAGGAGAACACCGTACTGACGGAGGGGTTCGGACTCGCCGCGGAGGCCGGCGCTGATCGCGTCGAGCGCGGTCTGCACGTCCCCGCCGTAGAACGCGGCGAGATCAGCACCCAACCCGCCGAGCTCATTCGAGAACCCGGACAGGTCGGTCCCCGTGAGACCCGCGGCCTTACCGAACACGCCGAACATCTGCGACGCTTCCAGCGCCTGCTGCTCGGTGATACCCAGCCCGCTGACTGCGTCCTTCGCGAACTGCTCGATATCCCCGGACGCCCCACCGAACACCGTCCGGATAGCGGACACCGTCTGGTCAAGGTCGTTCGCCTGGGTGATGCCGTCACGGATCGTGGACCCGATGAGGTCACCGATTTGAAGGGCGGCGAACGCCGCAGCGAGGGGGCCGGCGAACTTGCCCACCGCGGCGAGCATCCCACCCTGGATGCCCTTCCCAGCGGAGTCACCACCGGAACGGCCAGCCGGTTCAAGGGCATCCTTAAACCCCTGGTCAACCTTCCTACCAAAGCCGGAGAAGTCGGGCGCAACCTCAGCCCAGGCCGTGTAGAACGCTTTATCCGCCACGGCACCTCCCGGTTATTCGGGAGGTGTCTCCCGGGGTCGGCGCAACAGGTCACGCACCTCAGCGGGGGTGCGGCGGCGGCTGGAACCACCAAGACGAGTGCGCTTCGTTGTGGGCCTCGGGTACGGCCGGGAGCGCCGTTTCGATGCCTTAGCTCGTTGCAGGTCGTACAAGTCAGCGAGGATGAGCCACTCGAAGCTGACCGGACGCTCCCAACCCTGTTCTGCCGCGGTGTACCGCGACTCCGGGTTTACCCCGAGTTGGTGCAGAAGCAGGTAGACCTCCCGCAGGGGGAGGTCGTAGAGGGAGCAGTGGTATATGGATCGGAAGTCTGCGACGACCTCCGGCAGACGCCGGTTTACTCGTCGCCGGAGGTCTGCGATTCCCCCGGCGTGAGACCGATCCAGTCCTGGATCAGCTCGAGCACCTTGCGGGGCGGAAGTGCCATGACCGCGTCCGCTGTCCGCTTGTCCGACTTGCCCTGCACGAGATCGTGGATCGCTTCGACACCCTTCATGGTGTTTTCTTTCAGCAGATCGCCGATGCCTGTGGCCTTCTCGATGTCACCGAACCCGAGTTCTTGCAACACGAAGGTCTTCGTACCGATCTGGAACTGGAACGGGTCGCTGGCGTAGTTCTTCATGGGAGATGCCTTTCATGTGCGGGAGAGATAGAGGGAGAAACCGGGTGGCCGTCGTCTCCCGTCGAGCGGCCACCCGGGGCATATGGGGGTCAGTCCTCGAGGGCGCTGTACCACTTCTTCACGGACCCACCCAGGGCCTCGTTGTACGAGCACTCCACGGTCACCTCGTAACCGATCGGCTCACCGTTGGAGTACACCTGGTCACCAACCTCGACGACCTGCGCCTCCGGCGCGTACGCGCGGACCACGTTGTCGCCGTCGATGACGTCGAGGTCGAACGCGATGACGGGACGTTCCTTGGTCGGGTCGATGACGATCGACCCGTCCGTTGCGACCGTGCCGCCGTAGTACAGGGCGACGGTGTCCGCGTTCGTCTGGATGAGACGGAACTGGTATCGGACGGAGCCTTCCTCGACGAGGGTGCGGACCTTCTTCCGCTTCTGCCACGCCCGCAGCACCGTGGTCGACTGCTCCGTGGTCTCGGTGACACCGTCCTCGGACACGTAACCCGTGTCCTTCCACGACGGTCCGAGCGTGCTCGTCGCCGACGTCGGGGGCGTAGCGGTCCCAAACACGCCGACAGCGACGATTCCATCGACGGCCACGTAGACCTCTTCGATGTTCTTACCCATGGGGTTCTCCTTCAGAGGGTTGGTGGCCAATTGGCCGGTTGACCCCCGCGCGGGAGAACGCGGGACAAGATTCAGAGATTCAGCGCTCGCACCGGGATGACGGCGGAGAGGAAGTAGTGCGTCAACGATTTGCCGCCGACGAGAGTGGTTTCGTCGGTTTCGTCGGTCACGTCGATCGGGTCCGACACCTCAACGGCGCGCAGCACCGACCGGCAGTAGTCAGCGACGGAGACGGCGAGGTTCTGAGCGCCGACAGGGGTGTTTGCCCACACGTTGAATCCGTGCCGGCGACGCGAGACACCGTCCCGCCCGGTGCCACCGTCATCGCGCACCGTCACCATCAACTCGGTCGGGTTGACGGTTCGTTTCGGGGTGACAGTCACCCCATCGAGGTGGTCACGCAGGCCATGAACGATCGGGCCGACCGTGGGCGGGTAGGTGATGTCATTCGCCTGCACGACTGATCGCCCTTCCCAGTGTTCCGCGTTTCGCCTCCACCGCGGAGCCGATGAACGGTGCCGCCGTCACATTCGCGGACACGCGACCCCGTCTCCCACCGCTGCGGAACGCCCGCAACCGCAACGACTCGACATAGTCCGGGTTCGGATCCGTCTCCGCCGAAGCAAGCACCGGCTCAGCCAGCCGCATCAGCACCTTCTCAAGCTCCTCCGAAACGGCGATGTCCTTGATCGGACGGATCGACTTCCACCCGTACCGTGCCATCAGGAACCCCGCTTCACGTTCACCACCACACCGGCACCGAGACCGGTGTAAGGGCTTGTCCACTGCTGGGCGTCACCGTCGACCGTGTACAGCACACCCCGGATGCGAACCATGTCCGACCCGAGGAACACCGTCCCCGTGGGCGCGTACACTGTCCCATCGGTGTCGGTACGCCCACCGAACGTCGCCGTCGACTCCGCGGACGCACCAGGCGCAAACGCACAACCGGTAACCGGGATCTCCACCGTGGTGGTCGTCGGGTTCCCCATGGCGTCTTCACCGTCGTCGACTTGCCGGACGATGACGACGGTCTCCCCGATCATGCCGGCGGGCCAACGTAGAACGGCGACGTCGAAGGGATCAGGTCGATCGTGAACGCGCCGCCCCGCGAACCGGCCAACTTCGACACCTCAGCATCAGTGAGCGTGAGACCGCCCGGAGCGTCACCCCCGTACGTCGTGGACGTGGAGAAAGGCCCCTTGGTGTCGCTGACCGACCGGATACCCTCCGGGTTACGAAACACACGGGTCACCATCGCGACCACAACGTCCCTCGCCGTGTCAATCAGATCAGTTCGCGACGGGATCTCCGCGGCCTGCGCTTCGATACGCGCAACGATATCGGGGACACGGTAGCGAATCTCACGCTCCGCCTTCTCGATCCACGTCGCGATCTTCAGGTAGTCCTCGGGTGCTCCCTCACCGATCCACGCGTCTGTCACATCGGTGACGGAAGTCCACGTTTCCATGCGATGCCCTTCGTGTAGATCGGTCAGGGAGGGAGGAGCGGTTTCCCGCCCCTCCCCTCCCATCACTTGCGCGTGCCGCGCCTCGGTTTCTCCTCCGGCACTTCTTGCCAGCCCTGCGACCGGTAGAAGTCTTCGAGGTCACCCTCGACGCGGATGATTGTTTCCGTGTCCGGATTCGTCAGCCGGGCCATAGGTCACGCGGTGTGGTTGGTGTACTCGACGAACGCCTGCGGGTCGTTCACGAGCCAGCCGTACTCAGCCTCAGCGCGGATGGCGACGAGGTTGTTCTCCCACAGCGACACAAGCGCACCGTTGATGGTCACCGTCGACTGGGTGGAAACGTCGTAGCTGATGCCGCCGACAGTTCCCCACACGGCCTGAGACCAGTCGCCGCCGTATCCGACATTGCCGCCCGTGTTGGGTGTGCCGGTGACGATGGGGGTGGTGAGGCCGTCGCCGATGAAAGCGGGGCGTCCGATGAGGCGACCGGGGGTGACGACCGAAGCGGTGTCCTCGAGAGGCGTCTCGACGAACAGAGGACGGCCGTTGTTGTCCGTGGCGGACAGGAACGTCGGCTCCACCTTCCGGTCGAATGCGAAGCCGGTGAGCTTCTTCCCGTCGTTGACGAGCAGGCTCAGGCCGGCGACGATGTCGCCGTAGACGCCACCATTGCTCTTCGACGTGGTGCCCAGCTCGACGGTCTTCGTAGTTGCGTCGATGTTGTTTCCCGCCCCGAACGGCGAGTTGGTGCCGTGCAGTGCAGCCGCGTCGAACGCGATTGCGAACGCCTCAGCGATGTCATCGCGGAGGATGTTCATGTAGTTGCCCGGGTTGGCGCGGACGACCTCAGCCGAAACCACCGCAATCGCGGCGAGCTTCTTCGGCGTGATGGTCTTGAGCGACAGGGCACCGTTGGTGGCGGGCTTCTGGCCACCCTCAGCGACCCAGCCGGCGGTCGGCTTGGAAGTCACGACCGGGATTTCTGCACCGTTGATGCCGAGCGGAACTTGACGGGCGAGCTGCTGCACCGTCGACTGGCGGCGAGCCTGCTCGAAGTACGGCTGAGCCTCGTCGGGCTTGAGGAATCCAGCGAAGTCGCTGGTCTTGGTTGCTGCGGTAACAGCCATGGTGTCCTCCTAGGACAGGTGGGGCATCATCGGATACCCAAAGCGGATTTAAGCGCCGACTCGATGCCGCCGCCGTTGAGTGCCATCTCCGGGCGCTGGCCGGCCGCAGGAACCGTGTAGGTATCCTGCTGACGCTGTTCGCCCCGGAAAGCGATGAGCGCGTCCGCGGAAGCCGTGATCTCGTCCTTAGTCGACCCGGTCAGCAGCGCCACGGGGACGCCCTTCTCCGCCGCAACCTCGGCCCGGATGCTGCGCAGTTCCAGTTCCGCAGCGCGAGCCTCAGCCGCCTGCAACCGTTCCTGCGCCCGCTCCGCTTCCGTCTTCTGCGATTCCTGGTACTCATCGAACTTGTCGGCCCGTGCCTTCAAGTCTTCGTAGTCCGCGAATTTCGCGCGCTCCCGAGCGATACGCGCCTGAATGGCCTTGTCGAAGTCTTCCTGCGAGGTGATCGCCTGGAACTCGGACTTGGCCTCAGTCGCCTGCTCGTTGGTGGTGTTCTCCGTGCCCGTGGTGGGGGCCGTCTGCTCGGACATGCCGAACTCCCTTTCCGTATAAGGGCCGTCGCCCGTGAACCGCGAGAACCGTCGCGTACGGCCACGGAGAAACACCGTGGAAGTCACTGAGAGATAGGAACCAGAACCGTCTCGTTGCGTGTGTAGCCGCGTGTCGTGATCGGTCGAGATTCGCGTGTGTAGAACGTCGGAACTGGGACACAGTGACAGTTATCGTGGTAGTCGTTCCCGATGGAACGAGATCCTCGAGCCTTCACCCCACCGCCGACGCCGCCGACATATCCGACGCGCCGTTTGCCGTTCTCATCGAGAGCGATCGAGGAATCGACGCCGCGGCCGACGAGCATTCCCGCCGACTCGTCCGATCGATACACGGGGCCGCGACCGGCGAGCATCTTGCAGAAGTTGCACGACTTACCCGACCTGGCACGCTCCGGATGGATCTCGCGCGACCACCCAACCGCAGCCACCTTTCTCGACTTCGCATCCGCTGCCGCCATCAGGTCGACGGTCTCACGGGCGGGCTGAAGTACAAGCCGCTGAGTACTACCGAGTAGTGCGGACTCAAACGACGCCCAGTCCGGTTCATCGACGAACAGGCGACCCAGCGCCCACCGAACAACACCCTCTGCCTGTTTCTGCTTCGCCGGTTGCGCAAGCACCACGGAGGCGGTACCCGCAGACGGCGGCAGGTTACGAATCGCGTCGTAAAAGTCCGCGCCGAGGACCGCCGCCGTCTGCCCGTAGACGTCAACGAAGTCAGGCAGGAACCGAGTCAACAGATCGCGCGCGCGTTCAGGGTCACCGCCGTTAAGCGACGCCAGAAGATCCCGAAGCGCCTCCTGCGTCAGTGACACCAGGGCTTCCGACGCCTGTCGGAACTCCTCCACCGCTGTCGCCACCACGCACCGCCCTCACCGCTGTCACCAGCTCGTTGATACGGTTCGAGGCCTGAGCCCTCTGCCGCTCAGCCTGAAAACGCACGATCTGCTCACGAGCGAGACCCGCGTACTCCATACCGACCTCAGAAGCGCCGAATCCGTCGATGCTTGACGCGAGCTTCGAGAAAGCGTCTGCGCGAGCCGAAGGCGAAACGATTGCCGGGTCCGTGGAACGGATCGTCATGCGACGCAGATCATCCGTCATCTCGGTCAACCCGTCACGCAGCATCACAGCCATCCGCAGCGCACGAGCCGCGTACCCGTCCCACACCTCGTTCGCGTCCTTCGTTGCCGTGATCAACGACTCCTTCGCCGCGAAGATCGCATCCGCGCTCGACGGGTTAGACGAGTCCGCGAACTTCACCTCGAGATCCTGGTCGTCAGCGAAGAGGTTCGCCCACATGCGGAGCTGGTCAGTGTGCGGCTGAGGAGATGCCCCCGTGAACCGTTGCAGCGTCGGCTTGTCCTCGGAATCGTTCGAATCCGTGTCCATGGCCTTGATGCGGCCCATGACCGCGGTCCACTTGTCACTCCCGACGAACGCCTTGACGTCCGCGCCGAACAGCCAGTACTCCGGCGCCGAGTAGAACTCCGACGACACCTCAGCGCGCACGATCGCCCGCAGCGCAGCATCGGAGTAGTACATCGCCGCGCGCGAGATTCGCGAATGCCCCAGCGGGCGCCGCAGCTCCGGGGCGTACGGCAGGGGAACAGCAGTCACAAAACCCAACGGGTTACGGACAACAGACGAGACAACCGGCCGGTTCGCGACGCGGCGGATGGTGACCGCCTTCTCCGGCGTGTACATGATCAGCGTTATCGGCAACGAGTTCTCGTCCACCTCAGCGACCGCGAGGAAAGCTGAGAGCGTGCGCCGGCTCGTGTCCCACAGGCCCGCGCCAGCCTCAGCGCCGACCGGGTGGATGAGAGGCTGCCCATCCTCCCCGAGCGTCACCGTAAGGAACGAACACCCATGCACCGCGGAGGATACCTTCGCCTGCGCATACTCCGAACGGAACTGGTTATCCGTGATGACCTGGTCCAGGTCGAACGGGTCCAGCGAACCGTCCGCCGACACAACACCCTCAAACCGGGACCGGTCGGTGACAGCCCGGACACCCTTACCAACCCATCCCAGAGCAGCCGCGACATTACGCATCTGCGGGGGAAGCGAGATCCCAAAGTCCTGAAGAGCGGCCTCACCGTCGTAGTACACCGAACGGGTGAGGTTCGTGTCCCGGCGTGCGTTCCACACGTTCACCAGCCGCACGAACAGGTCAGCGTCGTCCTGGCTGAGCACGGAACCGACAGAGGCATCCAGAATCACAGAATCACCCCGTTCCCCTCAGCAGGTCGCGGCTGCTTCGCAGTCCGCGCTACCCAGTACGCAAGGCTCACCGCCTCACCAGGTACCTCGTCACCTTCCGCGGTGGAAGATTCCCAACCACCACGCTTGTCCTTAACCAGAACCGCGACAGACTCATCGAGCGGCCCCTGACCATCCTCGAGATGCGTCACCGTGCCCGCCTTGAACGCGTCGTCGAGCATCCCGCACGCCTGCAAGTACTGCGCCGTGTTCACAACCACAATCCGACGCGCCGACACCTTCCGATCCAACAGAAGCTGCTTCAACGTCAACGCCCCCGACTGGCCGGACAACACGATCTGCGACGCTTTACGCCACCGCGGGCGACCGGAATCATCCTTCTCAGCGAACCAGTCCGCCAGAGGCCCGAGACCACGCTCACCATCGTCGGTGCGGTCGATCAGCTCCACATGAGCGCCGTCACCAACAGGAATCCCGCCAGCAAGGGCCATACGCATACCGTTAGCCGAGAACGCGACCGCATAACCGGGCGCGCCACCCTCCGGCTTCACCTTCACCGCAGTATCCGCATACGCCTTCGGGCTGATATCACGGCGGGCACCGTTATCCGACGCCCAAATACCCAAACGGTCAAGCCCGAACTCATCAGGCGAGTACGTTTCCAACTCGCCCTGCACAACCTCATGGTTGATGCGCTCATTCCACGCCGGGTTAGCCGACCAACACACGTACTCCACCGCCCGCGACCATTTCCGATCGCGCAGGTCCGAGTAGGCAGCCGCATACTCCTCTGACGCAGGGTCAGCACCCCACTCCGCCCACGCGGAACCATCAGACTTCCCCGATGACGCTGCCTCACGGACAGAACCGAACACCTCCCCCTCATCCTCCGGCGTCGGAGGAGTACCAAGGAGCCAAACCTGAGGATTCGGCATCGCCGACATCGTCGAATTGATCGACACCCACGCAGACCGCTTCAACCGCTGCGCCTCATCCAACATCAAACAGTCAGACGAAAAACCACGACCACCAGCACCAGTACGAGCCTTAAACTGCACCGTAGCGCCGTTGCGGAACTTCACGGCCTCACGGTTGATGGCATTCATGATGCCATTCGGACGCACCCGATCCATCAACCAGCCGTTACCGTCAGCCTCAAGGATCTCGATCAGCTTGTTGAACGACTCACGTGCTGTATCCGCCTGATGAGCTGAGACAACAATCTTCCGCTCCTCGAACAGCAACACACCCGCGAGGATGCGCGCCACCATGAGCTGCGACTTACCGTTCTGCCGCGGAACACTCACACCAACACGCTTCGCCGCCCACAGGCCGTCACCACGCTCCCCCAGCGACGCCTCAAGGATGATCTCCTGCCACCCATCGAGAACAACACCAGCACGAGCCGAAAGATCAGCAACGTCCTCCCACGAGTTAGCCCTAGACCTGACCGGCGCGACGAGAACGCGCGGTGGAGCCTCCCCGAGCAGCTCGACGGGCTGCGATCTCGTCAACCGGATCACCAGCCTTCTCCGCCGACTTCGACAACGACTCAATCTCCGCCATAACCGACTGCATTCGCGCTGCCAGCGCCGCCACGTCGCGCGCCGAATCCGTCGCCACTAGCGACTTCGCGATCAGATCACGCAGATCACGCAGGGCCTGTAGACGGTTGCCGGACGAAGAAGAATCAAGAAGCGACACGGAAGTCCTCCGGACTGTAAGCGCGGCCATCCGAACGAACCGAGTTGCACCACCAATGCGCCAGGCGCAAGTTCTCGGGATCGTCAGACCCGCCCATAGAGCGCGGCACAACATGGTCTAGAGACGGTCGCCAATGCGAATACGAACCGATCAGAGTGCGGTCTACAGCACCCTCGCATAGCCAGCACGACCATCCGTCTCGGACGTACACGCCAACCCGCTGCGCCGGTGTGATCTTGATGTCGCGGTTCTGCAAAGCCTTGCGGCATGACTCGCACCACTTCGGCTTTTGCCCACGTGTCGCGGGCCGCGAGCACTCTTTGCCGCATCCACCGCACACCCATTCGTGAACAGGTGCCACGTAAGTAGGTGGACGATATCCAGGGCGCGTGCGCCGGCACGGCTGACAGATCGTTGCCTCGGCCGAGAGACGGCCCTTGTGAACCCATTTGCCGCACGAAACGCAGGCCCCGCCGCGGCTCTTTTCGCGGGACAAGTTCTGGCATTTCTTCGAGCAGAGCCGCTGCAGCACGTGCGTGTGTGTGAACGCTTTTCCACACTCCGAACACCACCGCACGATGCCCCCCTGTGGAAAATGGCCCTCGTGCGTTAATCGCAATGCCGAGGGAGCGAACCGGGCGCCCCGGGGAGGGGTACCCGCCCTGGTCACCACCCTGGTGATGGCTTGAGGGGGGCTGTGCTGCCTTGTGGGCGGCGTTTGTCGCCGAGGCGTTGGTTGCATTGGCGGCAGATGGTTCGCCCGTTGGATGGGTCGTTGGTGCCGCCGTAGCGGTGGGCGATGATGTGGTCGGGTTCTGCGCTGTTGGGTTGGCGGGAGATGTCGTAGTTGAGGGTTACGCCGCATTCGGGGCAGTGGGTTATTCCGGCTTTGCGGTCTCTGGTGAGGACGGCTTTGCGGAATCGGAGGTGGGATGTGGTTCCGGTGCGTGATGTGACCATGTGTGTTTCCACCAGTTGAGGATGCGGTGCCATCGCATGCGTCGCCATACCCGCCGGACTTTGGCGCGTTCGGCTGGTGTGAGGTCACCCCAGTCCATGGTTGCCCCCTCAGTCGTATGCTCTGACGAAGTTGGGTTGGTCGTATTTATCCGAACAACAGAACATCAGAGCGGACTCCGACTCCCACGTGCTGGAACACTCGCGACACCGGTACAGGCCGATCGCTTCAAGTTCGTCGTCAGTCATACGTCCGCCGCCGCTCCTGCTCGCGCCCCGTCGCACATCCATACGGGAGTGCTGTCACCGTAAAGTTCCTCGAAGTACGGGTTCGGTCCGAGGTGGGCGATTCCGTCGCACCAATCCCCGCCGTACGACGGGTCCACGCAGTTCCCGATGGCGTGGATGACTTGATCAGTCATTCGTCGTCTCCTGCGGGTGCGCAGTGGAGGAGGTGTTCGCCTTCGGCTTGTGGTTCGGTCCAGTCGACGCGGCGACGTGGTTCGAGGACCGCTTCAACACCGAACGTGTCCCGGTCCATGGCTACTTCCCGTAGATGGTGCGCTTGCGCTCTTCCCACGCGAGGTGGAAGAGACGGTCTTCACGGGTGGTGCGGCGTTGACCGGGGCGCCCGTTGACGGTGGTCCGTTCAATGTCCTGGACGGTGTCGCAGTTGGGGCAGATGAAGTAGCCCGACCCGGTGCGGCGCATGACCGTTTTGCAGAGGCACACCTTGGGGGTGAGCAGGTCATTCATCGGTTGCTCCTGTGTCGTTGAATGCGAAGGTGCGGTTGAGGTCGCGTGCTTCTTTGCGGCGGAGGTACGCGGCGTGACCTGCGAGCACTCGGTAGGTTTCCGCTTGGTCGAGGTCGTTGCGGTCGGTGGCTTCTTCGGCTTTGGTGAGGAGTCGTTCGACACGGTCGTCGATCAATGCACGCCTCCCTAGAGCAGGGCGAAGCTGGACAGGTCGAAGCCTGTCTCGTCGGTTTGGAAGACGACAAGAACAGGGTCACTGTCTGCGCCGTCGATGTTCCGCCACCAGTCGGACCCGTTGTCGAGGGTGCCCGCGGCTATGTGGATCTTCGATCGCCCGGTTCTGGGGGATCGTCCTGTGAACGTGAGTTTGGGGACGTGCCAGTGTCCTGAGAGGAGGATGTCGCAGTCATGGAGTGCGCCGGCACCGTGGGTGTGGTTCTTCCACATGTCGGGGACGGCGTCGAGGGAACGGGCTTGGTGTCCGTGAGTGAGGCCGATCTTGACCGGCCCGACCTGCACCGAGACGGCTTCGTCCCATTCGTTCGGGAAGTGCGCTGTAACGGGCAGACCGACCTCTTGCGCGAGGTAGGCATTGCGCTGGTGGACGTGCACACCCCAGTCGTCGGTCGGCTTATTCGACAGTTGCTTGCCGATGCGGAGCTGCGCGTGGTTCGACGGGACGATAACCGTGTCGACGGGTCCGTGGCGCGCCATCTGCCGCACGAACTTCCACATGTCTGTGGCATACGCGTCGACCTGCTGCGTGACGGACAGGTTGTTCGTGGCGAGCTGGGATGCGACGTTGTGGACGTTCTCGATGCCGTCGCCCGCGTCCCAGAAGTACGAAGACTGGGAGGGGTTGCGGTGCATGTACGCCTCGAGCGCGTCGCGTTTCTCGTCGACACGGGCGAGGAGTTCGGCGAGTTCACCGCGTGACCCGGACTTGCCCCATTGGGGGTCGCCGTAGAGGACGTGGGTGATCTTCCCCGACGCGACGGGGGCGTGGGGCTTGTGCTTCGTTGCACGGGCTTCAGCCATGAGCGAGGGAAGGTCGATCGCTTCCATGCGGCGTCGGAACTGTGCCCGGTACGAGTACAGGTTGACGATGTCGCGGTCACCGTTGTCGGTGCGCTTGGACTGTTGCCAGGTGGAGCAGCGGACGGTGTCGCCGACGATTTCGAACTCTTCGGGGTTGAGGTTGAAGCGTTCGAAGACGTGCGCCCAGTCGGTGAGTGGCTGGGTGGCTTTGATGTCGCGGAACTCGCCGCCTTCGGGTCCGTATTCGACGGATCCTTCGTCGGTGGCGGGGGCGTTGTCGTTGAGGCGTTCGGTGAGGCTCAACGTGGGAGTCCCATCTTGTGACGCCAGTTTTGGAAGGAGGTGGCGGCGGTGCGGGGTGCGCCTTCGGAGACGAGGATGTCGAGGAGTGCGGTGTGTCCCCATGCCCGGTCGATGACCGCAGCTGTGACGGCTTCGCGTTCCTTGGCGGGGAGTTGGTCGAGCCAGTCGTCGAAGATGGATCGGTTGCGGACGGGTCCGCGGGTGGGTGCAGCCAGCTTGGTGATATCCACCGTCAGGTTCCGTCCGTTCTCGTAAGGATCAGCGTCAGTGCGACCAGGAGTTATGAATGACGGCACCATCGGGGCCGGGAGCGCATGGACACAGAGACTCTTCTCTGACACCAGGGCAGAAGCCCATCGGCCAGCGTTGATCATGCGGTTCGTGGGGCATCGAGATGCTGCACCACTCGAAGTGCTTCACGTATCACCTCGGGAGAACAGCCACCACAGCATCGCGGGGATGCGTGGGCGGATCAGGATGGTAGCGGTGATGCCGGCGATGAACGCGACGGCAGCGATCGTGAGCTTCACGTACGGCTCCCTTGCCAGCGGGATGGGGTGGGGCCGCGCAGAGCGACGTGACCCCACCCCGTTCAGCGCACCCGCACCGGTGCACCGTTGTTGGCCGCGATTGGTCGGCCCCCTCAAGACCCGCCACACGCCCCGCTGACATCGCAGGAACGGACGGGGAGGATTCTGCGTCTCGCATCGCAATCGCCCAGGAGCAGAAAAGGTAGCGGGGTGACCCGCTTGTGCTGTGGTTGGTGGCGTGCGGCGTGCGAGACGAAGCCAGGGAACGGAGAAAGCCCCAGCACCGAAGTGACTGGGGCTTCCTACAAGTGTTGTCCTAGGCGGAAGCCTACCACATACGATGGACACGCTCCACAACCAATTCAGCAACCAGACACTCAAACTTCCATCAACCCGATCCGGTCACCCACTCGGGCGGGTTCGCGATCCATTCCGCGACGGCCGCCACCACCGCATCGCTACCGGATATGACGGCCTCCCACGGCGGCGTGCAGTTACGTCGCACCTGCTCGGCAATGTCCTTCCGCTCGGCTGCTCGCGCCTCGGCCACGATCTTGTCGAGGTAGGCGTCCAACGCATTGCGTGCTCCGTCGTTCATGAATCCTCCTGGGTAAGGTTCGTGTGATTCGTTATTGCGGCTACGGCAGATGGTTTGGGTCTGGTTCGTTTCTCTTCCAACGCCGCATCCACCGCATCCACGTGAGACGCGCGGAAGAACCGGGTCTTAGCCCCCCTCGCGTCAGTGGACTCGGCGACCTTCACGAGGAGGCCGTTGTCAGCCCACCGTCGGATCGTGCGCTGCGACACTCCCCGCCGTTCTGCGGCTTCGGGGATGGTGATGAGCGGGTCGTACCACTCCCCCACCGGTGTCCCCTGTTCTTCTTCGTCGTACTTCGCGTACGACCCCAACGGTGCGTTCGGCAACCGCCCCGGGTACACGTGACGGTGCGTGTCCCGCCGCTCCAACCCCCACCGTTTCAGCACATCCAGGACGGACCAGGCTTCGCGTACCCCGTCCTCGTCCGGGGCGTGTTGGTCGAGGATGAGTGGGCCGAGTTGGAACATGGCGGCTTCGTTGTTCGACAACGACTCCATGCCCGCGGCGTAGAACCAGATGGCGTGCTCTACCGCGACGATCGCGTCGAACAGGTCGTCACCGACGGGGGCCGGCGCGTGAACGCTGGTGGTGCGGATGACGGGGCCGGTGTCCCAGTTCCACCCGGACTTAGCCGCATCCGCGTCCGACCTGAGCCGTGCCAGGAGGTCCGGGGCGTCGGACAGCAACGCTCGAGCCTTCCCGAAACACCGGTCGCACACAAGCGACCCGTCACGGCACTCCACCAGCACACACCCGCCACACGACCCCGGTTCCGTGGAACCGTAGTCAGGGCACCCGGCGTAATGCTTCGGGGTGCGGGTACCGTCCTCGGCAACCTCGAACGCGACACAACCACGCAGACAGTAACGCTCGCTCACGCGGCCTCTCCAATCTGCGCGAGGATGCGCGCGGTCGTGTCGTACTCGAGGCGGCGGAGGCCGAGCGCGCCGCGGTACGGGATCGGATCGGCCAGCGCGCGCGGGTTCGCGAGTACGAGGTGCGTTGAGACCTCGTCGGCCCAGGGTGAGCACTCGAATCCCCACGGCTCGCCTGCGGGATTGACGTCACAGCGGATACGGCCGATCTCGTCAGGAGCCGCTCCGTGCACGTCGGCGAGGTCTACGACGCCGATGATGCAACCGCGGCCACCCATCCAAGGTGAGCCCGCGAGCGGGTTCGTGTTGGCTGCCATATAGCGCTCCGCCGCCTCACGGAAAGAGGGGTGGATGCGGGACGGGGTGGCGATCGCGTGCGTATCGATCTCCTGTGCGACATGGATGGCGACGGGCCCGCGGTAGTCCCCGGCGATGTTGCGGACGCGGTTCTCGACGTCCTTGCCGCCGTGGATGATCGCCCACGCCCACGGCTGACGAACGGTCAAAATTCGCATCAGTTGGTCCAGGCCTTTCGTTCTTCTTGGGTGAGGACATCCACGCACGACTTGCACAACACCGTCACCCGGCGGGACTCCCTAGGAACACCACACCGAGGACACGGCTCCTTACGCGCGCTCAAAATGGCGTCTCCTCGCTCGGGGTGGACCAGGCATCAGCCGTAGATCCACCTGATGCGTTCCAGGAACCATCCGGTGCCGTCGCCTGCGACCGCTTATCACCCGACGCAGCGCGAGTCACCACCGCAGTCGCGTGCTTCAGGGACGGGCCGATCTCGTCCACCTCAAGCTCAATCGACGTTCTCGACTGCCCCTCGCGGTCCTGGTACGAACGCTGCTTGAGGCGACCGGTCGCGATGACACGGCTGCCCTTCGTCAGCGAACCGGCGACGTGCTCGGCGAATTCGCGCCACACCGAGGCACGCAGGAACAGCGCCTCGCCGTCTTTCCACTCGTTCGCCTGACGGTCGAACGTGCGGGGAGTCGACGCGATGGTGAAGTTCGCGACCGGAAGACCGTTCTGCGTGTAGCGCAGCTCTGGATCAGCGGTTAGGTTGCCGACGACGGTGATGATCGTTTCGCCGGTCACAGCCCCAGCCCCTCTCGGATGTCCTTGTGCAGGGGCGGTGTCCCGTGCTCCGTATCCGGGTAGTCGAACAGCCCAACCTCCTCTACGAGGAGCCCAAGCACCGAACCCTGCGTCCCGGCCATCCGGCTCGCCTCAGCCACCGCCGAGGCGAGGGCAATCCGGTTGGCGATGCGCTGTTGCTCAACGCCGGCCAGTGCAGCGTGCACCTGAGCGGCGAGCAGCCACGGGTCGGTGATCACGTCGGCGTCGGCAGGGTTCATCTGCGCCGCCTTCAGCGCTGCACGCGCCTCGGCGGCGTGGTCGATTCGTTCGGTCATGCCGACACCTCCTCGATGGTCACGGGAGTCCGGAACCCAACCCGAAGACCCGATTCCGGCGGTGTGCTCAGCAACGACAGGGAGGCGCGGAACGGTGTGTTCTTGAAGTGCAGGGTCACTAGCGACCCCTCGTTGGTGAACTGCGTGAGACGGTCCGTTACGGTGCTCGTGATCTTCCCGTCCTTCCACGTGACACTCACGGTCGCTCCGATGTGGTCACTGGTGAGGCTCCCGGCCTCAACGATGTTCTCGGTCATTTCTGGTTCTCCTTGGTAGGGGTTACAGGGGTCTTCATGCGGCAATACGGTTGAACTCGCGAACGGCAACCGCGTGTCGTCCACGCTCAGGCGGAGTCCAGCGGGGCAGATCCGGGAACCACCTGTACGCAGTCGATGGGTCGACCCCGACCGTGCGGGCCGCTTCGCTTATGGACGCGCCATCCTCGACCAGCTCACGGACACGGTCGTGATCCGACGCCGGCAGGGTGCCACGCACGACACGCTTCACACGCCCTGAGATGACACGCCACCGGGAAACCGTCCGCGGATTGATATCCAGGTCTTCTGCGATGCGGCGGGCGGACCAACCGGCGTTGTCGAGGATGATGAAGCGATCGAATTTCGGGTTATCCACAGGGTTTCGCGGATCAGGAACGCAAGGATTTTCGTCGGAGTCTTGGACACGTACGTTGCGTTCGTACGTTGCGTTCGTTGCGTGGATTGCTCCAAGCATCCGCTGAGCATTGCCCCGAGCATTGCTAGAAACGTCCATCACTGCTCACCTCCCTTCGGTTGCGACTTCGACCAGCGAGCATGAGCGGCGAGCTTCGCCTTCTCCGTACGTCGACGGGATTCCTCCCCAGAAGGTTGGAATTCCGCGAAATCCGGGACCTCGAACCCACCCGGGACGGGTCTCCACATGCCCGTCCCGACGAGCAGGTCAGCATCCCGACGACGCCCGTGGATGAGGCCTAAAGCGATCTCAGGGATGAACCCGTCTAGGCCCTGTCTGGCGGAATGCCCGAGGGCGAAGATGTACACGCAAAGTGCGTGATCTCCGCCTCTTTCAGCGAGTAAAGCGAGCACTTTGTGATTCGACGCCATCGCCGAGTCCACGCGCACCCACGACATTTCTGCCATGTCACTTCCCTCCGCGGAGGGTCATGATGGTGTCGTGGACGTTCTCGTCCGCACGCGCCTTCCACGCAAACCACTCATCGCCATACGCGCCCTGCATAAGGTGAGCCGCGTAGCTCGCCGAGATCTCGTGCCGCGAGACCCCTTCGAACGTGAACCACCCGTGCTCGTGCCGGTAGAAGACCGGGATAGAGGAGATCGGTACGGTCGTGCGGCCAACTTTGATGCCGTACGCTTTCGCCATCTCCCCCAACCCGGCATCCGACTCAATCAACCCATTCACGATCGAGTCGAGGAGGACACCGTTCTCGAGAGTGTTGAGGTCCCGGTTGCCGCCCATGCCACGGTTACGGCGATGCTGGGGAACGAGGCGGTCGGTGGTGGCTCCGGTCCAGACGCACACGTTCCCATCCCGGGTACGGAGCGTCTCCACCTGCGCTTTCGTGAAGCCCGTACGTCTCATGACTGCTCCTTCCGGTGGCAGGCACACTCGTAGTTCCACACGCACCACGGGTACGGGATCTTGCAGCAGGACGGACGGCAAACCCCACGCGGCTCATCTTTGGGGGTAGGGGCAGGGGTGTACATCACGCCGCCACCCCCTCGACGTGAGCATGCAACTGACGACCGACGTGCTCCGCATACACGGGCGGGATTGCTTCGCGCAGACCGTCACGGGAAGCCCACGGCATGGACATGATGCGCCGCGCCCGTTCCGGGTCGGTGAAGTTGCCCACGATGTGCATGAACTCCCCGTCGACTGGTCTGCGGCCCATCTTGGTGTTGCGGAACATGTGCTTCGGGTGGTCCGGCACATCGAGGGTGAAGTTGGTCTCGAAGAGGCGGTGCCGGTATGTCTCGATCCCGAACATGGCTCCGCACAGCATCACCGGTTCGATGAGCGGTTCGGGGTCGCTGTCGGGGTCTTCCGGTACGACGTTCTCGATGACGTAGGGCAGCCCGGTCTCGATGAGAAGCTCACGTGTCGGGCCGATCAGGCGAGGGTGCTCGTTCCGCATGATCTTCTGTGCCTTTGTCTTTGCCTGGCACGGCGGCGACGCGTGGATCGCATCGAAATCCTCCAGACGCACCATGACGTCGCGATCGCCGCGGTGGAACCAAATCGGCTCACCGTCCAGCAGCCGGCGCAGAGCAACGAGGGCGTCCGCCTGGACGAACGGGAACGGGTATCGGGGCTGCGGATCCTTGTCGAGTCCAACGACCGTCCATCCCGCGTAGACGTATCCGGCGGATGCGCCGCCTTGGCAGCAATACAGGTCGAGCAAGAGCGGAGTTTTGGCGGGCATCAGATCAGCACCTCGCCGTCTGGTCCCGTGCCTGGCGTTCCAGGACGCAGGAAGTTTGTGCCGTGCGGGCACGCGATCAGGCCGATCGCGTTCGCCTCTTCGAACGGCGTGCATGCGCAGGGACGCCGGTTCACTGGACACCCCCAGACAGGAGAGTGATCAGATCGTCGACGGTGATGGTGACGTACTGTTCACCGGGCTGTGCGGTGCCGCGGCGCTTGTGTACGACTGCCCCGAGGATCGCGTCATCGTTGCCGGCTTCGGTCTGGGCTTCGTCTACCCATCCGGCGAGGTTGAGTCGGTTGTGGTTCTTGCATTCGATGACGACGCGGTGTCCGTTGAGTCGGACTCCTCCGATGTCGCCTCTGTCTTTGTTGCCGTTGGTGACGCGTCTTTCGATGCGGTCGTCTTGGAGTTGGATGGCGAGGTAGTCGGCGATCGACTTCTCGAAGGTGGAACCTTTACGCTGTTGAGCGCTCATGGTTGGTTTCCTTTTGGTAGGGGTTACGGGACCGTGGGTAAAGGGGTCGGTGTGTGTTGGCGCATACACCGACCCGCTCACGTAAGGGGCTACAGATCACTCGATCCGGTCACCTTGATGAAGGTCACCCAGTGAGTGCGGGCCGCCTTGCCGGACTTGTGCCCAACGAGCGGGCGGTGCGGCGTCAGGGCGAGTATCTGTGACACGGGGATCTGCGTCTCGTTCCACTTGAAGATGAGCACGCCGTTCTCTGTGAGCACCCGGAAGCATTCAGCGAACCCTTCCGCCAGGTCGGTCCGCCAGTTGAGCGGGTCGAGTTTCCCGTACTTCTTGCCCATCCAGGCGGTGTCGCCAACACGTACGAGGTGCGGCGGATCGAAGACCACCACTTGGAAAGCGCCGTCGTCGAACGGCAGTGACCGGAAGTCCATCTCCATGTCCGGTTCGATGTTGAGCGCGCGACCATCGCAGAGCGTGTGCTGCTCGGTGCGGATGTCGCCAAAGAGCACGCGGTCGTCCTCCTTGTCGAAGTACATCATTCGACTGCCGGATGCCGGGTCGAGGACGATCGGATCAGTCATTGGGGCCCCCTTTCGTGTGGTTGGTTCCGGTGACGTAGACGAAGTCCTGCCGCTTGACCTTTGCGAACGACACGTGACCGCACTCGACCACTCGTACGCCCGGGGCGGAGTCACGAACACCGGTGACTTCTCCTTCGTAGCCGTGGTCTTGGATGGTGTCGCCTACTCGCACCCATTCGACGGGTATGGGTCCGGGGATAACACCACCCAACACACGCCAATCCGTGCCACGCGGGTGCACATCGAACACGGCCGTCACGGCATACGCAACGCTCGTAGCCGTAGCGCTGTAGTCAGGTGCGACAAACACCTGCCCTTTAATGTCGTCCTGAATGACACGCTTGAGGGAACCGAGAACGTGAACGTTCGCGCTCATGCTGTTACCCCCGGTTTCGCGATCACCAACGGCTCAGACGGCGCCCACGCATCCGCCGATGTACCCAGCTCGGCACGCTTCGCGGCCAACTCCTCCGGGAGTGGGGCGACACCGTCGATCCCGAGCTTCTTCGCGTGAGCCTCGATCTCATCGAGCTTGTCCGCGCTCGTAGCAGCACGGACGGCGGCGACTGCGGACCGGACTCGGTCAGCGCTAGTCACCCGGTCCACCTCTGCGCCGGTCGTGTCGGGTACGACGGTCGCGTGCCCACGCTCCCCCACCCCGTCACCCAGGCCCAGGTCGTTCCACAGTTTCGCGACCGTGAACCCCGGGTACTGGCGTGGACCCTCGAGCATCACCCGAATCGACTTCAGCTTCGTGATGAGGAATTGGCCACGTTCACGCATCTCCACCACACCGGCGGCGTCGAACACGAGCGACTTGTGCGCCTGAACCTTCCATTCCTTCGCGCCTGTCGGTTGACCGTTCTCCATCACCGTCACCGGGTCCAACCGGGCAGTCAGAACCACGGGGCCTTGGTGGAGGCGGATGGCGTTCATCACGTCGTTCCACTGATCCGCGGCAAGATTCCACAGATCCATCGAGATGGTGAAGTCACCGTTCGCGTTGCGCCGGCCCTTCGCCCGCTTGTTCGCGATCGCCTGAACGTTGTCCTGAATGAGAGTCCACAGGCGGGACATGGAGTCCACGACGATCAGGTTCGGGTGGTCCCCGGACGGTTCCTCCGCGGCGGCTTTGATCGCGTTGAGGATGCCGGGGTACGTGCCGTCGTGAACGACGATGTCGAAATCCACCCCGGGGATCATCGAGTATTCGTCGGGGTCGTCTTCACCGACACCGATGTAGAGGGCGCGTCCGACGAGGGGTGAAGCGGATGCGGACAGGGCGGCGAAGGTCTTCCCTGCGCCTTCCCGTCCGGCGAGGAGGAGGATTGGCCAGGACGGTCTCCCGGTCGGCTTTCTGGTCGCGAGAGGCATCAGTCCGCCTCCCAGATGTAGTCGGCGGTGTTCAGCGAAGGGGTGGAGTCGGGTGGGAATTCCCACTCGCCAATCTCGGGCCAGTTCCACGCCGCGACCGGAGTATCCTTATACGCCGCTTCGATCGCGGATTCTTCGTCGTCTGCTTCAACCTCCACCACCGTTGATGCGATGGTCTCGAGCAGAACCTTGTACTTACGCATGGTCAGTCGTTCTCCTGGAATTCGTAGGTGCAGTTTCCGCAAATGCCTTCCACGTCAATGACGGTCCACATGTCGCATCGGGGGCACTGGGTTTTGATCTTCGGGTCCGCGGCGAGGACGGGCGCGTAGATCGACCCGTTCCCCTTCCGCAGCTCGGTGAGGACTTCACCGATGGGGAGGGTGTCGACCGCGTGTTGCAGGTTGAGGACGTACTCGACAGCCGCCCACCACGACGCCCGGTGATACTGCTTCGGCGTCACCCCAAGCCCGGTCGTGTGACCATTCCGGTGCCACATCGCGTCCTCGTGCTGCTGCTGGGCGGTGGCGTGGTCTTGACGAATACGGTCCATGTCCGCTCTCGGGGAAGTCACGAGCGAGCCTCCAACAGTGTGCGGACTGCATGACGCATCGTCCGCTTGTTCGCTTCGGGGACGTCAACCCACGGCTTACGACTCGCCTCCTGCGTATCCCAGCCCTCGGATGCCGCTGCTGCCTCATAGGCGTCGTGCATGATCTCGCACGAGCGCTCCACCTCGGCTTCGGTGACCGTCCCGTACGGGCGGACCTCGATGCGCGGATCGGACATGATCGCCTCCACTGCTCCGACAGGTCGAGCGAGACCTCGCGGGTCGTGAAGCACAATCAGCTCGTGCAGGACCGCGCGTACGTCGTCGGCGGGCGGAAGAACCGTCCCGCGCGGGCGTACGTCGAAGCGTTCCAGCACGGCGTCCACGATCCGCGGTCCGAGGCTCCAGGGCTTGGCGTTCTCCGCAAGGGTGATCGCCAGCGCTTCGCGTACGTCATTGGCGGGCGGGGAGGATGCTGGCCCGTGGATGAGGTGAGTGCTCGGCTCCTCCACGCTGCCCCCGGAGTCCTCCCGCTCATCGGCGGTCTCGACACTCGGGCTATGTCCTGACCCCAGCGAGCCAGCATCACTTCGCTCGACCTTCCCGCGCGGGTCGATGATCCACGCGCCCTCCCGCGGGTCGTATAGGTGGTGTGAGTGCTCGGGGCAGTCGGGCTCGTATTCGGCCAGGCGCTCGACGTAGCCGCCTCCGGCATCCTGGTCGAATGGCTCGCACGAGCAGCCGCCCTTCGGGTCCGCCAGAACACGCGCGGCGTCGGCGGGCGGGGAGGATAGGGCCTCGAGGAGATCGTTCACCAGGCCGCGGGCGGCCCAGATGATCTGCCCCTTGCGCCCCGTCGCCTCCACCCCGATCGGGGAGGAGAAGAGGACTCGCTTCAGTTCGCGGGCGATGTTCTCGGTGTTCATGCTTCGGCTCGCTCTCGGCCGAAACGGGACGGAGCAGACGCCAACTCCAACGCATCCAACTCCGCATCAACACGGACACACTCCGCGTCAACCTCCGCAGACCCGAACCACACGGACTTGTCGAACCCCCCACACGACCAAAACACGGTCACGATGGTGGCGGCGGCGAGGGTGACGAGTTCCCACGACCGGGCACCCTGGTACCACTGGAAAGCGACCACACAGAAAACGGTCAGAGCGGTGAAGCGGATGAGGGTCTTCACGACGCCACCTCCGGGAAGATGCGACGACCGTCGGTAATCCCTTTAGACACAGGCGCGTTCCGCAGAAGGAAACCGTCGGAGATTCGTTCCCACACCTCCGGGCGTCGCACCCACGCCGATTCGACACCGTTCACGGTCAGCCGCCAGATTTCGTCCGCCTCGGCTTCGTGCCACGGCTTCGGCTCCGGGTGAGCATCGAAGTACTCGCGAGCGACCTCGCGAAGCTCTGGCGACCAGCGATGCAGCTGCGTCTCACGCGATTCGACGGAGAACTCCCGCTGCCCGTCGTCGTGCCGGAACAAGACCACCCCTGAGCCGTCTTGAACGACAGCCGTCCACACCGGGTTCTTGGCGCTGCGCCATCGGCCGAGGCGTTCGTCAGCCTCCGCCTGGAAGAACTCACGCAACGCCTGCATGTCCGACTGATCGAAGTAGTCGAAGAGGTCGAGAACATTCGCTCCGCCAGCGTCGATGACACGGACGCGCTCCTCTTCGATGAGGATCTCGTGCCCATTGGATGCGGTGAAGTCGTTCATGACGCCACCGCCATGACGTCCGCGATAGCCGCGTCAATCTCCGGGGACACCGGAACCACGGTCATCGTGGAACGCATCGACGCGGGCGCGTACACCCGGAACGTCACATCCCCCGCATGAACCGTCGCCGCGACACCGATCTTCGACACGGGCACGTCAGCACCCGGGATCGTCACGAGACCGCGGAGGATGGTGGTGAACTCTTCCCGGTCCTCAGGGAACACGTCGACTGTTCCCCCGGTGGGGAGTTCGATTTGGGTTCCGTTCACAGTGACCGTGAACACACCCGGTACTCTCTTACTGGTGGGCATTGCGACTGCCCTCCTTCCTGTATAGGTCCCGCCCCTGGTGCCAGCCGGGGGCGGATCTGCGTTACTGGTAAGCGACCGCTTCAGATGCGATCTGTCGACTGGTCTTGCCGCAACCTCCGCAACGTCTTCGTGCGGCGCGGTCAAGGCGTTCGAGGTCACGCGCGAGGTCTTTCTCCCACTGCGGCATTTCGGCCATCGGATCGCTCATGACGCGGCCTCGAGAGAAAGATCGCCAACGATCTGCTCGTAACGCGGCTTACGGAGATGCCGGATCTTGGAGATCGTCGTCGGGCTAACCCCGTACTCGTTGGCGATCGTGGTGCGGTCCTCGCCGGCATTGACTCGGGAGAATATCTCTCGCACTTGAGCGTCGGAGAGCTTCGGTGCCGCCGCCGATCGAACCGCTGTCATGTCGATGCGGCCCTTGAGTGCGGCGTCGATCATGTTGTCCGACCGGGTGCCGAGGAACAGGTGTCTGGGGTTGATGCAGCGGCGGTTGTCGCACGTGTGACAGATCTGCATGCCCGGGGCGATGTCACCGTGGGAGAGGATCCATGACGCCCGGTGGGTGTCCATGACTTTCCCTGCGAGGTTGACCTTGCCGTACCCGGTGGATGCGGTGATCGCGCCGTCCCAGTTCATGCACTCGGTGTCCGGGTCGAAAACGGTGCGACTGTAGAGCTTGACGATCTCCCGCTGCGTGAACACGCTCATGATCTCTTCCACGCTTCGGCGGGGAGGCTTCTCAGCCACCGTTCGCCCTCTTCGCGCATGATCAGCGGCTTCCCGCCAAAGAACGAAGGGGTCAGACGATTGGCCTTGATCTCCTGACGGATGGCTTCCTTGGACAGATCGACGGCCTCCGCGAACGAGTCAAGGGAGTAAGCGATCCGGTCGAGGGCGCGGTGTTCGTTCACGATGCCTCCGGGAACATCTGGGTGGGCGTGAAACCACGAAGACCGCCGGCCACGAGGACGTCGCGCATGTGCTGGTCCGCGTGTGCGGCAGCGAATGCGGGTGCGTCCTGGCGACCGGCGGTCTCCGGGGTGTTGGTAGGGGTTCTTCTGTGGTTGCTCACATTTGAACGTTAGTACATCAACTATGAGCAATGCAAGCCAATGCGAGCAATCGTTACCCGAATCCGAGCAGTAGGCTTGCCTCATGCCTCCTCGCAAGCCGATCAAGAATCCTCAGACGTTCGACGAGTACCTAGCCGCCGTCGTTGAGTCGAAGCGCGCAAAGAAGGGGCTAACGGTCGAAGATCTGGCGACAAAGGCGGGGATGTCGGTGGCCACCATGCGCCGCCGGCTTGATGGCGCACCTTTCACCGTTGAGGAGATTCACCTTGTGAGTGCGGTGGTCGGAGTCCCGACGGCCAAGCTGGTCGACGAAGCGCTTGACGATTACGGAGGCATGGAGAAGTTGATTGCCAACAGTCCAATGTCGGAGGGCATCGTTAGCCTCGACGCACACCGTAAGAAGGTAGATCCGGCAACGACGCCGGACGAAGAGCTTCGGGAGGAACTGAATGCAGCCGGATTCGACCCCGAGCTTCTCGAGGATGAGAAGTTCGAGTAGAGGTCGCGCGTATGACCCTTGGGCGCACGCGGACGAGTTGGGAATCGACGTCTTCGTGCGCCCTCTTCGTACCGCGCACGGTCTGTGGCTACCGGAGCACAATGCCATCTTGGTGCACTCGCGTTTGCGCGCGAACTCACAGCGTTTGATCCTTGCGCACGAGCTGGGTCATGCGGCCCTTGCGCACCCAGACGATCGCCCGAAGCACGAAGTTCAGGCCGATCGGTTTGCGGCAAACAACCTCATCCACCCCGCGGAACTAGAAGAGCTATACGGGTGGTGTTCGGACGAGCGGCAGATCATCCAGGAGTTGGGTGTGACGACGCGGTTGTTCCGTGCGTACGTGCTGGGATCTGCGGCGTGAAAAGCGGTAGCCCCGAGTGTTGGCTACACTCAGGGCTACACGTTGACTGTGGTTCCTGTAGCGGGAGCGGGGCTTGAACCCGCGACCTCACGATTATGAGTCGTGCGCTCTCACCAACTGAGCTACCCCGCCGCACGGCATCCGGTGTTCGAAAGTGATGCCTTGAGCCCCGAGTCAGGATTGAACTGACGACCCCTTCCTTACCATGGAAGTGCTCTGCCACTGAGCTATCGGGGCGTACCCGGATCTCTCCGGGCAACTAGAAGAGGATATCAGAGCCGAGGCCCGATCCCCCAATCGGTCAGCCTCCCGCGTGCTGCCGCAGCCACGCGATCGGGTCGATCGGCGTGGTGCCGTTCTGAAGGATCTCGACGTGCGTGTGGGCACCGAACGAGCGGCCGGTGTTACCGGTGCGTCCGAGGAACTGTCCGACGTGCACGTGCTCGCCCGGGGTGACCTGCAGCGAGCCGTACTGCATGTGTCCGTAGCGGCTCGAGACGAGCTGGCCGTCGATCTCGTGGTCGATCAGCACGGTGACGCCGAAGGCCCCGCCCTGCTCGGTCGCGATGCGGACGGTTCCGTCGGCGATCGCCTGCACGGGTGCACCCTCGCCGGGCACGAAGTCAGCGCCCTCGTGGAAGCCGCCGTCGCGCATGCCGAAGCCGTAGGAGATGGACACGCCGACAGCGAAGGGCCACTGGATGGGCGAGTTCGGGTTGTTGACGTAGAAGTTCGACGGGTACTTGATGCCCGAGTCGATGGCCATCTGCGCGTAGGTCGACGCCTGGTAGCCGTCGTCGGCGCGGTCGACGACGGCGGCCTGCGACTCGGCGGGGGCCACGTACGCCTGGATGGCCTGGCTGTCGCCGACGTCTCCGCCCGACGTGTCACCGGCCGCGAGCGTGACGGTCGCGGGCTGGGTGGTGTCGGGCGCCGTGACGCTCGACGTACCGCTGGCCGAAGCCAGCGCGCTCACGGGCATGGTCATGCCGACGGTCATCAGGCCGACGAGACCCATCACACCGACCGAGAACGACGCGGCCGCGATGCGTCGGCCGTTCCGACGCGTGCGGGGAGCCGCGGCGACGGGGAGTCCCTGAGCGACGGGCTGGGTGGGGGCTGTTCCTTATACACATCT